AGCCTGTAGTATCTTTAATTGTTCCGGCTTTTATCGGGCCAGAAAATGTAGTTGTTCCCATGTCTATTCTCCTTTTGATAGTCCCCGTAGGGTCTTGGGTTTATAAAATTTGATTTAAGCATAAAAAAAGGGCGCAGTCAAAGACATACGCCCTTTTAAATTAATTATTGGTTAATGCTTATGCAGCACCTGGAGAACCAAATACACATCTAGGATCAGAGAAACCAAATGAGTATCTCTCTCTAGCTTTGTATCTTACGTTACCAGTATCAAAGTCACCTTCCATTGAAGTTCTAATAGGACTTCTTTGGAACAACTTGAAACCATTAGGGATGTCAGTCTTTATAAAGAATGCATCTGAATCTACTAAGTAGTGATTTACAGTGTATCCCTCAGGAATCATACCCATGTTTCTTAGGGCATTGATATCATTGTCTGCTGTGCCAACTCTGTTTGCTGAAGCCATAAGTCTATCAGCTACGAATTGTAACTCAGAAGGAATGATAAGTTTTCTTCCTTGTGTAGATATTAGTAAACCTCTTTCATCAGTAAATGCAGCGATGTCAATCAAAGCCTGCTCTAATGAGGTTTCGTTTAAGTCTGCAGCAGTCGCTAGCTCATTTGCTAGTGTTCCTGCTACAAGTGGGTGATCAGTAGCACAAAGCTCTTTACCATCACCACCAGCAAAGTTAGCGTCAAACGCATTGTTTAATACGTTTGCAGCTTTAACCTGCTTAGTGTTTGCCATGGAACGAGCAAGTGATTTTGTGTATCTTGCTGAGATTCTGTCATAAAGATTATCTTCGACAGCTTCCTCAGTAATTGCAAAACCAAGTGCAATTGTTTCATGTGTGTAACGAGCTGTGAATGTTTCTGTTGCGTTATCATAAATAATAGATCCGCCTTCAGATTTCACTCTTGCGTTACCAAAACCTGATAACATTACTTCTTCTTCGAATGCTCGGTCAGAAGTTTCTGTCTCATAGATCTCGGTGTGCTCAGCATCATAACGTCCGTACTCCAGGCCAAATAGTGCATTTAAACCCGGCTCCAACTCTTTGACAAGTTGACTTCTAGATATAGCCATAGTTTAACCTCCTATATACCTGTTGTGTTTGTTAATGAGTGTAGGTTGATCTTAACTTGGATTGCTGCATTTGCTACAGAATAATCACTGTTGTCAGGATCTGTTGAAAGTCCTACTACCCTAAAATTGCCGGCTGCATTTGTAGTAAAAGAACCGCCATCAACAACAACGTTTGAAATACCGTCAGTATCTGATCCTGCGGTATATGTTGCGATGTTACAGTTAGTTCCTACTTGTGCAATTCCGCCGTTCGCATCATCGACTTTGACTTCAAATACTACATTTGGGTCATCGATGACATTTGCCACGATATCGGCTGCTGCAATGCTGCCTGGGTAATGATTAGAAAAGGTGGGCTTACCAGTTGTTGGGTCTGTGTAAAAGCAACCATTAAAAATACCTAAGATTTCAGCACCAGCAGTTGAACCGACATCTATGCTCCCGTTAGCCACTAGGATAACAGGATCGCCTTGATAGATTGCGGATGCCTCGTTGTTGCCGATAGTGTACTCAGTTTGGCCTTGACCATTGTAAGCGCCACCCAGCATTTTAACGGGACGAAATCCGTAAAATCCAGCTTGATTTGCCATAGTTCATCTCCTTTATTATTATGTGACTTAGTTGTTCTTTTTAGAACCACCAAAAGTCACTTTGCTCTGCCTATCTGCATTGATAGGCATACTAGGATGTTCTTCTCGCAGTGGATCTGTTTCCCAAGCTTCGGTCTGTTGATCGACCTTTTGCTTAAAATAAGCATTACGCTCGTTTACTGTCTCCACTGGCATTCTTGCCAATAGCAAGTCACCCACACTGATGACACCCTCATAAGCTTTAATAGACCCGTTGTAAGCAGAGTATAGTCCTTGGGATTTTTCGTCAGCTCTCACTAACTCCCAACCTTCTCTGAGTCTGGCATTGATATTTTTAGTATCATCTGCCCCATTTACACGATGTCGAAGCCATCTTTGCTTATATCCATCAGGACATGGTGGTGCGTCTAATTGAGACGGTGGCTTCCAAGGTTTTCTTCTTTCCTCAGTTGCCCTTGTTTGTGCACTTCTTGGTGTTTTTATATCTGTCATGTGTACCTCCTAAACGTACTTAGCATACTCACTTAGAGGAACTCCAAGCTTGTTTGCTATTTTTACCTGACTAGGTGTCAACCTAACAGATTTGCGCCCTTTGGTTGCAGACCTTGATGCAGAAGCGACTGGTTGGGCGATCTTAGCACTTCTGGTAGCCTGATCCGAGTCTTCAAAAGACTCTGGAAACTTGTTTTTAACTCTTACAGTTAACTCATTATAGTAATCATCTGATTCAGTGTCAAATCCTTCTGCCACAAGACCACGATGTATTCTTTGAGCATAATCTGTCATCTCTTCATCTGATCTAAACCATTTATTATTAGCTGCCCAGTCAATCGCTTTTTGTGATGGCTGTGGTCTAGCTTGTGGTTGAGCAGGTGGAGTTGCTTGGAGTTCTTTTTCAAAATCTTCATACTCACGTTCTTTTTTTGTTTTAGTGACTCTTATTCTTTCAGCTTCTAAATCAAGTTTTGTAAGGGCTTGTCTTGCTTCTTCTTCTTTAGAATAGTCACCCGCTTCTCGTGCAGCAATTAAATTCGATCTTGCTAAATCAGCAGCCATTTTATTACGCACTTCACTCTCAGACATGTAACCTTTGTCAATATCGAAAGTTTTCTTTCTTGCGTCTGCTAATTCTCTTTGCACGTTTTGAGCAAACTCAAGAGCAGCTTCTCTTTCACGTTCTGCTTCTCTAATTTTATATGTGAGTTTATCAATACGTTTTTTTACTTTATCAGAATACTGATCCATCTCCTCTGTTTGCTTTTCTTCAGCAAGTTCGACTTTTGGAGCGAGTGGTTCTTTTTCTTCTGTCTTTATTTCTTCGTAGTTATCGGGTTTTACCGCGCCGTGAGACTTATCCTCTAGCTCGACTTCTGCTCCCTCACCTGATGTATCTAGGTCTACGAGTTTTTCGTCTTTTGCAGTTTTAAGTTCTGTTTGCATGGTACCTCCATGTTATAGTATTGTTAATATGTCCTCTGGACTATCAACAGTGCCGAGTATCTCGTCATCATTTAACAGTCTTACCTCTCCTCCATCTATTCTTATTCTTGATCCTGCGTATCTGCCAAACACGACCCAATCGCCCTGTTTACACCAAGGACCATTAGGAAACTTTTCTTTATCTGCATATGCATCTTCACCAACTGCTAGTACCATTGCAACACTTGCAGTCAATTGTGAATCTTCCATAGTTTTATCAGTCAATAAAATACCACCTTTTGTTTTTTCTCTAATAGTTACCGGTCTAATTAGAACATGGTAACCGGGTAAACTTGGTAAAACTTCAGGGTCTTTTTGATCCTTATTAGTAATCCATTCGTCATTACCAGCTGCGGCTGTTGCTACTCCTGCTGCTCTCATAATTAATCTCCTTCTTCAGTATCGTTGTAAATATTTTTTTCAGCTAGTTTAGTTTCTTCAATAGCTAAAGTCAATCCTTCAATAATACCAACTTGATATTTGTATTCGTCATAAGAATCGGACGAACCTGTTGAAATAGCTTGAGCTAAATTATCTTTCTTTTCCGTCAATTTACTTCGTAAGTAATCTGCTAATGAGTCCATATTGGATGTAATTTAAAAAGTTCTGCTTCTGATATTTTTATCTTTTCTAAATATTCTTCTTTAATCATAGCATTAGCTACCGATATAGGTGGCTCATTGTTACGAGCTCCTATTAAAAGTTTATGATGCATTTGAATCGAAGGCTCATCAAATTTTTCGTTAAAACCCTTTAACATTAAAATAAGGTCTTGTGCTAAATTTTCCATATACCCAAATTGAATCATTGGATAATGAGTTGTAGTATAATAATTAAAATAGTCACGAACAACATTTGGGTTGTTGACAACATTGTTTAAAAAATCCTCATAATTTTCTGCCTTGCATTCTTTTTCTAATCTTAATTGTTCTTGCCAATTCCATTGATGACCATTTCTGTTTGCTTTCTTTTTAGCTCGATGATGAAACAAACTATGAACCCATGTCATTGGATGTCTTAAAAAAGCAAAACTCGGTTTGTCATAAATCTCTGGTGTATTATGAGAATCATAAACTGCATCACCAATTGGTTTAGCTCCTTCTACATAATTTAACAACATGTCTTTAACCCACCGACCTCCGGTCTTAGGTACGTGTATAAATACACTATTTGGTAATTCTATTGCCATTTACAAATAAAAAGTCTCCGTCTGTAATATCAACCATAGTCTTAACAATTTTGACTCCTGATTCAATACTAGGAACTTCAACTAATCCCTTTCCTTTATGGTTATAATAACATTTATATCCTCGGTCAAAACAAAACTTAAAACTTGTTTCAACAGGATACTTATTGTACTTCTCATAAATCTCAATCATTAAATGAGGCTTATGTTTATCAATAAGTTTTTGACCACCATTTAAGACATCAAGTTCTGTGCCTTCTGTATCTATTTTAATAAAACAAATATCTGGTGTGTGTTTCAGATGCATCTCATCTAATGTGGTAGTTTCAACTTCAATTGGTTGTCCTCCGACTAAATCTTGAAAACCTGAATTAGACAATCGTTTGTCATCTACATAGAATGTTGATGTGCCTACTTTATCGGATACACCTTTATTCCATACCATTGTATTAAGACATT